ATGCTCGTTCGGCGCGACTTGCTTGAGGCCAGACCCGTAGGTGTGGCTGAACTTCGGGGTTGTCCCCGTCTTCGATTTCATAACCGCTTGTCCTTCTTTGAACTTCTCGCACCAGTCGTTCGGCATGATGAGTCCACTCACAATCTCACATCCCTTCGGATGATGAACCTGAAAGTGAACACAGCCGAGACATCTGTCTGGGCCTTTCGCCGGATGCTCGAATCCGACCGCCAGCTTACTAAACATTGTGTTTCTCCAGATACGCCGCCGCTTTGCGAAGAATTTTTGGGTCGTCTTTTAAGTATCCGATTGCTCGATTACAAGTTCCATGAACAAATTCTCGCACTCGACCCGTGAAGTTATTGTGGTCTAAGACGGGGTGCTGGCCGATTTTTCGCCCGAATGGACGACCACATATTTCACAAATTTTAGTCTCTCGTTTCCGTCGTTTATATTCTTCTAGAGTAAGTCCAAAACGAATTTTCACCCTACGACGTTCAGCATTAAGAATTGCTTTTGCTCGATTCTTCTCATACCAAGTTCGTGCCACAACTTTGTGTTTGTCTCGACGCTTTCGGTTATATGTATCCATGTACCGCTTTCGTCGTTTCAAATTTTTGTATGGCATTTATTACTCTCGGTCCCACAATGAATGGACGTGTCCACCGCCCCAACCTGATTTCGTCAATGGCGACTTGACAGGCTGGCTTGGAACTCCCGGCACTGCGTGCTGTCGGTTCTCTGCTGCCATCTGTTCGCCCACGTTCTCAGCCTCTCGGACATTGACGGTCGGTCGCTGGACGGCGACATTGACCTTTTCGCTTCCCGCGAGTCCGAGAGGGAACTGTCCTGACTTACTCATCGTAACTTCCTAACAGGATTGTGACGAATGCGATGGCAGTTGCAACACCGCACTTCGCATTTCTCAATCTCAGCCAAGACTTTAGTCGGGCTAAGAGTTCCACGTTGTCCGATAGTGAAAGTTTTGCCCTTCACATGGTCGAACTCCAATGCTCGAATATCAGCATACCCGCAATCCACACAAGGATGAGTTTCGAGATAGGCGCAGATGATTGCGTAGGTAGCCGCCTTACGACAAGCATCCCACGCAGCTTTGTCTTTCTTACTTCTGAATGGCATACGACCCCTTTCGGGCCGTAGTCATTGGTATCACCCCACCTAGTTTTGAAAGGAACTAGGAAACCAATTGGGGTGACGTGTGGAAGTCGAATCCACCAGAACTGGTTTCACAGACCAGTGCGACATTCCCAGAGTCGCCAACGTCACAGTGTTAGAACTTCACGGGGAAGTCTTTCACGTCGAAGAAGTATTTCATTGACTTCTCTTCGTGAGGAGACAACGGCTCCGCGATGCCGACCTCGCCCTTGTCGTTGAGAGGAGCAATTTGATTCGGCATATCGTTCAATTCTTTCGGACGGTGACCCAACTTGATGAGTGCCGCCGTGAAAATGTATCCGACGATGTTCCACAGCGCCTGTGAAGCGTGTGGCTCGTCGCGCATCCCGGCCTTCAGTTTCGCCAGATGACGTTCTGCGGAGTCGATGTACCGCGACAGCGGCATACCTTTCTCCCAATTGCGCGAAGCGTACTTCGCCGCGCCGTCCTCGTAAATGCGGGACAGCAACCAGATGACCCAATTCGGGACGAGGGCAGGTGCGCCCTTGCCAGCCGAGACATCGCGAACCGCTCCTGTGGTGAAGCTGGTGCGACTGCCGGAGTCTTTCAATCCTTCAACTTTCGTTTCCACTCACCCCTCCGAGAGAATCAACTTCGCGAACTCGTTGAAGTTCGCAATGCGAGGAATCCCCTTGTCGGAAAGGTCCGTAGTCAGATTGTGAGACGCGGTCTTCATAAAGACCTTCGTCGACGGAGATGCCTTCTTGATGTCGACACAGTTCTTTGGCCTGTCGTCGATGAAGTAGTCGTACTTCAGCGCCGTCGCCAAGGGACCCTTCTCACCGCTGACGATAATCGTCGGGTGCATCAGGTCGAGCTTGTCGAACATCCATCGAGCAGTCTGTATCTCGATTGGCCGACCAACATTGTTGGCACGGGCCGTCGGGAAGTACATCCGCTCTTTATTCGCTAACGTGTGCAGCAGGACGAGGTCGCAACCTTCCTTCACGTCAAGCGACTCCCACCAGTTCGGTGAGTCGTGAATGATGTTGTTCCACGTTCCGTCGACTTTCTCAGCCGACATCTCGCAGTCATCCCATTCCCATGACGAGGGTCGCAACTCCGGGTTCACTCCGTAGAGTTGCTGTGCCTTCTGCATGAATCCTTTGATGAAGTCGGCAAGCACGTCGTCAATGTCACAGCCGACGACCTTGCGCTTATCGGGGAGCCAGAGTGTGCTCATGCCAACCCCAATCCCTTCATCGTGTCTGGCTTGTCAATCTTGATGACCTTGTACCCGAGAATCAGGTGCATGGCATCCAGAGCAACAAGGTGCCCGAAGTTGATGAGCAGGTATGGGATAGTGAACGTCTCCTCACGCGTGCTCCCGTCCGACTGGCGGACGAAAATCGTCAGTTCCGACAGAGTGCCAGCACCATAAGTGCCGTCTGTCGGAACCTTCTTCATGTTCTCTTGCGGTTGTTCGTTTTCGGCCATTGGTCCCTCCTCTGAGACAATAGTCTAACCGATGTTTTGAACCAAACTCTTGTGTGACTTCAGAGCCTTCGTTGTGCGGAACCAGCCACCGCAACCTTGGCACTGGTAGCGTTGGTACGTCGCGGTCACGGCACGCTGTATTCCGCGTGCTTGAACCTTCAACGAATTGCACTTCGGGCAAGCGATGAGGCCCTCAGTGAAGTTCGGATGATTCTTAATCCACGGACGCAGGAGCAGGTACAGCTTCTCCAGCATCACAACGTCGTGCTCGTTGTACTCAACCATCTTCCGCCACGCGGTCTTGTTGCCATTGATGCAACCTTCCCACAGGTCGAAGTCAGTCTTAATCTTGCGGCCCAAGCCGAGAAGGTCACCGAGGTCGTCCAGCTTGTTCGAGTTGAACAGAGCGACAGACTTCGCAACTTTCTTCGTGTCAACCGTCTTGTAAGGCGACGGCGGCGACATCTTGTGAAAGATGAACCGTGCTTGGATGTACGGCACATCGAACCCGTCGCCGTAATGGGCGACGATGATGTCCGCTTCGTCAAAAAGTTTCCAGAGGTCTTCGACGATTCCCTTGTCGTCGTAACTCCCCGGTTTGTAGCCGGGATAATCCGGCAGCTTCCTCGAAATCATCTTCGAGGTTTTGTCACCCAGCCACTTCGCTGAGAATGTTGCGATGCACCCTTCTTGAACAAACCTTATAACATTCTGCTCGTACTTTCGCCAAGTGTAGCCGACGTTCGGAAAAGTCTCGATGTCGATGATAAGAATTTTCGGTTTAGCAATTACTGGTTCTGACATGCCTGCTCCAGATATTTCATAAGACCTCGAAGAATTTCCATCGAGTCTTCAACATGACCAAGAGCGAGATTGCATTTGGCACACAATATCCCGCGAACTCGACCCGTTTCGTGGTCATGGTCGGTATGCCATCCAGTTTTACCTTTTGGGTCTTTGGAGTGACAAGCCGCGCAGCATCGACCTTGAGCATTGAACATCTCCTCCCACTGCTCAACAGTCAGATTGTATTTGTGTTTCAGTTTACATCGTCGAACATAAATCCGTCTCATTTCTGGAGTTGACGACAACCCATGAGTCAGTCGTAATCCACGCATCACATGTCCGCGTTTATGAATCTTCGCGCACTCAGATGAACACGAAACGTATTTATCCGCCGCCGATGGTGTGACCTCAAAAGTATTTGAACAGACGACGCAGACCTTTTGGGTCCACTCTACTCTCGGTCTTCCCATCCCTTCTCCTAGAATTACTTCCGCTCCGACAGAATGGTCTTGATTTCCAAGAGATATTGCTCCATGTGCGGCATATGATTCGTCGCTAACAAATCAATCTGCCCCGTGGTCTTTTCGACCTTGTCGGTAAATTTCTGAACTGCTTTACTGGCCTTCCAGAGTACCGCGCAAATCGTCGGCCATGCGACGAGATGAATATATTGTGATGCGAACTGGAAGGGCGTTACGGCATTAGGAGCCGCTGCCTGTGCTAGGTGGAGAACCAGTGCTGCCAGATGAATCATTTGAATCCCCGTTTAATTTTACATCTTTCCAAGCCTGTGTCCCTGCGTGTCCTCCCAGAAACAGATACATGGCATAGATACTATTCACATACTGTGGTCCGAGGTCCCGCTTCGTCGCGACGTGAACAGACGTCGTGACTGCGAAAACTAAGACCGCGATAGGGATGTGAAAATCGTTCTTGAGCTTGTCGAGCATCGTGCTAAACCAACTCATTCTCTCCCCCTTACCGCCAAATCGAGAACGAGTTCATGTCGACAACACGCGGATGGACGAGTTCACCGTCCGGCTTGCGTGCTTGCACAATCTTGTCCCGAAACCACGGACGTTCAATCTTACTGAGGTCTGCCCAATACGTGCCACCTTTCGAAAGGTCAGGCATCGACCCATCATGAATTCCGTCGACGACGTGCAACAGCTTGACGAATGCCGCGTCCCACACACTCGGATGTTTGAGCGGCGGAATCTCGTTCTCAGCGATAGTCATACCGACGTTGTCAATCATCTGCAACCACGAACCCCATCCTGCTCGGACTCGGTTTGCGATGCACCACATGACCATTTGCCCGACGAGGTGACCCCCACCGTAAAACGTCGCGTAGCGCCAGCCTAGTTCGACCAACTTCGCTTTGATATAGTCGTCCTGCTTGAGCACATCTCCTCCAAACACACTACGGTGTGGCTTCGACCGGGGTCGTTTCATCCCACGCTTCGAGGCCACACCATTGTATTCCATACAAGACGTGGGGTTTCGTGTCGCATCCAGTCTTGGCTTCACTTACAAACTTACCAGAATCGTGCCGCCGTGTCAAGCCTTTTTATTGGCTTTTTCCTTCGCGGCTTTCTCTTTGTCCTTTTGGACCTTCTTGAACAGTCGGGCGTCCATATCGCGATGAGCGGTCTGGAATTGCGCCGGGAGTTCGGCTTCCTCTTCAGCATCAAGCTGCTTGGGAGGGTTCTTGTCGAACGGGTGAGAGGCTTTGAGGAAGTTCTCACGCGTCGGCTGGATGCCATATTCCTTCATCAGTTCGAGAGTCGGGCTGTCTTCCATTATTCCTCCTCTGGCACAGGTTCCTCATCAGGGATTGGCTGATGTGGTGCCATCGACGGCGTTGACGTCATTTGCGTCAAGTCGTATGGTGCGCCCGTGTCCTTCAGATTTTTCGGATTGAGTTGGTCCCATGCGCTCATCTTGTTCTCCATAGTCATCATAACACACTGGCAGGCAGTGTCAACACTTATTTTTGGTAAGTGCCACCCTGCCTGTAGTTGTGAAATGTTGCCGAATCGACTGGGTTGCCACCGAAGTGATTTGACAATTGCGCGGACAGGTGCTGGACAGTCTCCCACTTGTCGTGGAGGATTGCCTTCGCTCGGTTCGTCGCATCAGCCATCAAGCTCCGGTGCATAAACCCCGGAACATGATACTTCGACAGAATGCGCTTTGCCATCTGTTCGTCACCGTGGGTGTGGATGTCCACATCCGACGGCTTCATGCCCGTCATCTCTTCGATTGCTCGGCCACCCATCAACTGGGTTACGTAATCGCGAAGAGTGTTCTTCAACTCTTCAGGATTTGATTGAGCCTTGTCGAAGCGTTCTTGCCAACCCTTTCCCGGTGCCCAGCCACCGCCGGACACGCCATTGATTGTCGCCTTGATGCCGTCGACGTCCTTACGTCCCTTGACGAGTGCTCGATTGCCGAGATGCATTGCTGCATCGTCAGTCGATGTTCCGAGTTCGTGCTGGATGAGAGCGTGTGCTACCTCATGCGACGTCGTCTGCAAGACTTCTTGCGGAGTGTAGTTCGCGTTGAGATGGTCTGCGAGGTCGTCAATCCAACTTGCTCGGGGGCGACCATTCGGTGTGCTCTGTCGCAGGGGGGCGGGTTTTCCTTTCCACTTCTCAAGGACCGCTGGGTCCACTGAGTGCGGAGCGACGTCAGCACTGATGCTGTGCTGTGCGCCTTGGAGAGTTGCCATCTGATTCTGCATCTTCGTGAGGTCAGGTTCTTCCTCGTTCTCAGACGCTTCATTCATCAGACCTTGTGAGCGGACTCGTCGGCCTTCGGTCGTGTCCCACTGCGGACGGTCGAAACCTCCGACAGCACGGAGGATGTTGTCACGCACTTGGTCGAGCGTGATGTTCTCCTTCTTGACACCCTTCTTGGCGCGAGATTCGAGGTCTGCGCCGGGAGCCTGCACTGGGTTGACGTCCGGCTTTCCTTTGTAGCGGTCCCATTCGTTCTGGACTAGCTGTCGGAAAGCGGGGTCCTTCTTCTTGTAATCAGGGAACAGCGACCGAATTGCTTCCCATGTGATGGACTGCAATTCACGAGGCTGGATTCCGAGTGCCGCCGCTGCCTTGCGGTATGCGGCTGCGTACACGGAGTAGGTTCCATCAAGACCCGTCGGCTTGTTGGCAGGCGCACCACCGAAGTTGTGGAGGACCTCGTCGTCGTTGGACGACAAAACCTTCAGGAGTCCGGCTGCGACTGCGTGGGTGTCAATGGTGACGTGACCACGGGCTGAGTTCGGGTTGATGATGTTGTTGTAGAACGAGCGAATCTTGTTCTTCTTCCCCATCATCGAGTTGATGTGCTCAATCGAACCATTGCCTTCGAGCACTTGAATTGCTTTCGCAGCGGGGTCAGGCATTCCCCACGTCAACGTGCGGCTTCCGCGAATCTCACCGTTTGGAGCGTAGACCGGAGTCTTGCGGTCCTTGTTGATGGATTCGTCCATGATGCGAAGCCACAAAGCCTTTCGAGCGGAGTTTGCTCCGACCGAGGACTTCGCGAACTTCTTGTCGATGTCGTCATACGACAGACCACGGATGTCCTCATACATCTGCCGGAAGGCAGGCTTGAGGTCACCATCTGTCAGTCGATTGAACGTCTTCGCCATGTCCGCATCCCACGCGTGAGTGCGATAATTCTTCCACATGTCGACGAGGCGGTCAGCGATGCCGACGTTGTTGTCCCAACCGTTCTTGGGAGACAACGCTGCGACAACTGCTGCCATCTTCTCATGCGAGATGCCGTACTTGTCGGCCATCTGCGAGGTCATCCGGTGTGCCGTCTCATACCACTGTTTCGAGACACCACGGATGTACCCCGGCGTATTTTCGTAGAGCCAGCGGAGGTTATCATGGATGTGGTCGACGACATCACTCAGCACTTGGCGATTCGTCCGTCCGTCCTCTTCAAGCGGCAGACCATTGTTGTCCGCGTATCCACGGAGACTGTCGACAAGTTTCTTGATGTAGTTGGGGTCGCTCTTTTGTGCTTCCTCAATGGCATCCATCGTCGGCATGTGCTCGGGATTGTTCGTCCCGGCAGCAGTATCCGGCGAGTAGCGTGTCGAGATTTCCGACGTCGCTTTGTCGTTGACAGGGATGTGGTCATACGGACCCGCCTTCTCACCCGTCTGGGCTTCAGGCACGGTGCCGACAATCGTCTTGCCTTCCATGTGGGCATCAGGGAAGACCTGTTTCACTTCGTCAAGGTATGACGCAGTGTTTCGGTTCTCCTGCCAGCCACGAGTCGAAGGTGCCCCCTCTCCGCTTCCGCTACCCTCATAAGTCGAGATGTAGACCTTGCCTCCGGGTTTCACACCGTCGGCGAGTTGCTGGAGAATTTGTTGGCGGACCTCAGGCTCTTTGACAACGTTCAGGACGTTGGCGAGAGTTCCGGTGTCCGTCGGGTTGCGACGAATTGCTTCTTGGACGGCGTCGTTGTGCTCGGCTGTCCGGTTAAACGGGTCGATGACGTGGTTCGTCACCCCTTTGTCTGCGAGGTGTTCGGTCGCGGTATCATACTTCCCACCACCGAGGTCGAAGTTAGTCGTTCCCGGTTGCCACGCGATACCTTTGTGCAGAGCAGGGACTTGGTTTAGACTCGTTCCCTCTGACGTGAATTCTTGCTGCGGTCCTTCCTTCGGTTCAACAGTTGCCTCGGGGAATCCAGAAGGTCCCGGCTTCATTGCCTCTTCGAGGACACTTCCACCGCCACCGAGTCCAGCCCGTCCGAATTTCGGAGGTACAGGACTTCCGGCTGTACGCGGAGTGATTTTCGCACCCACCGCACCTTCTTCGCGGTTCTTCAGGCCGTCCCACAAACTCTTGAAGTTGTCGAGAATCCGTTGTGGAATCTCTGCACCCTTCGAGATTTTGTCTTTGACAGACTGTGCGAGGTCACTGAACCACGCACCCCAAGCCGGGGTTCCTAGAACACGGTCGAGCAACCAGTGTGCTCCGACTTTACCGACGAGTCCAAGACCTCCGAGGAAGTGGTGGACAGCGAAGTGAAGTGCAAGATGTCCGAGAGATTTCAGACCGCGTGGAGCTTCCTGAATCGGGTCGAACAGACGAGACATCTTCCGCCAGTTGTCATAGACATCGTCACCGACAAGACGTCGAAATGCGCCGACAGGCTCTCCCCGTTTCTGCATCCGGTTGTCAATTGCTGAAATGACGCTCCGAAGTTTGTTCCCTGTCAGGCTGTCATTGTCAATTGCAGAACGCAGAGAGTTTGCAATTTCTTGGAGCCGTGCGCCAGCATAGACGAGTTTCTTCGCAGACGTGTACTCGTCCGGCGAGATTTCATCGCTGTGCTGCTTAAACCAATTGTCGAGATTCTTCTCGGCTTTGTCGATGGCATCGACGGCGTTCTCACGAACTTCGGCATCGGGACTCTTGAGGTCCGCATATGCGCGGTCGACAGCACCCTTCAACTCACCATACGTCTTCGGGCGTTCAGGAACTTGGACCTTCGATGGGTCGAAAGTCTCATGTTGCATCGGCTCATCGCCTTCCTGAAGGTTGGCGTTGTGCTCATCGACCATCTGATTGTAGTGGTCAATTCCTGCTTGCTCGTTCTGGTGCGCGATTTCTACCTTACGCTGCCACTCTGCTTGCTCACGTTCGGAGATTTCATCTGCCTTGGCGTATGTCGTCTGGCGTGCCTTGGTATTCAGAGCGTTGGCCGCGTCGTCAATCGTTTCGTACTTCGACGGCTTCCCAGCTTCCACAACACTCTCAGGCGTGGGTTCGCCATTGATGACAGCGTCGTGTTGGTTAATCATGTCCTCAGCAGATTGGCCGAGAATGCTGTGTGCCGCCGCAGTTGCCACTGGTGCGGTCTGCTTGCGCTGGTACTGCTTTATTTCATGTGCGCCCTGCGATGTTGCCTCAATAGGCTCGTTCTCGCGAGGCTCGGTTCCTTTTGATACGGACTCAGCGTGTTGCGCTGATACCGGGACTTCGACACCAGCAATCGTCTGCTTGGTCACAGGTTCACCCGCGACTTCGACAGGTCGATTCGCTAGAACTTGTGCGCGAGTAGGCTTCGAAACGGTCGGGCGTTTTCCCGTCGCAGTCTCAGGACCCTCGACCTTGACAGGGTGACCCTTCAAGGCTTCGCGTGCGGCGACGGTGTGGATGAACAAATCCGTCATTCCACGCCAACGCTGTTCGGTCGACATCTTGTCCCAATTATCCCAGAGGTCTTTTCCTTCTGAGACGGCTTGGACACCCATCTGGTATCCGAAAGCCTTGTTGAAGACTTTCATGACAGCAGACTTCGCTTCGCCTGCGCCCATCAGCGGCCAGTTCGTCGGGTTGCCGACCAACTCTCCTGCGAAGTTGAACAGCGAGGTCGTCATACCTGCGAGACGAGGATTCTCCTGCTCATAACGATATTTGAGATACGCCCCTTCGTTGCCCTTCGCCCACGACGGGATTTCACGTTTCATGTTCGGAGCGTTGAAAATTTTTGCTTCCAGATTTCCAAGACCCTCTTCCGTGTACGCGATTCCTTCGAGTCCTTTCGAGGCAGCGATGTTGCCGACTTCTTTCCCCATTTTAACTGGGGGCTGGGCAACGTGTTCGTTGACCCAATTCAAAATTCGATTGTCTTCCGGCAGAAGACGTCCGACAGTTGCAGCTTCGGTACGTTCCAGCCAGTTGTAAGGAGATGATGCTTCTGGCGCTACAGCAGCAGAGTCTTTCTTCGCCGTGTCAGCGGTTCCCTGCATAGCTTGGTCAAGAACACTGCCTCCTGTCGCTTGGCTCGGCGCAGCGGGTTGCTGCGTCGGTGCCTGCGTCCCTGAGCCAGTGTTTCCCATTGCTTGGTCAAGTACACTCTGCTGCTCTGCCATGTCGTCTCCTTATTGCAGAATCCACCCGTTGGCACGGGCGAGTTCGACTGCACGTTGACGGTCACCACCCGCTGCGGCGACGAATCGCTTTGCGAGAGGAATGTCCGTCAAGTTCTGCATGTTGCCTTGTGCATCCCAACCTTTGTTCAGCACTCCACTATATGCTGCGGCCTTGGATTTGATTCCAAGACGCTTAAGAGAGTTCGCTGCGTCAGGTGACAAGAGGCCACGGAAGTTTGAGTCCATCGTGTCGGTGTAGCCTTTACCGAGAGACGCGAGTCGAATGTCAGCAGTGTCAGCCAACTGGGTGATAGCTGCCATGATTCGAGCGGGAGTCTCATGCTTATCGAGGACCTGATTGATGTATCCCTGTTCTGCCTCACTCGGCTTGTAGCCTGCTGCGAGGAAGTTTTCGATTTCGTTTCGTACAGGGACGAGTGCCGTTTCCCAACGCTTCCAGTTCGTGTCGTTGGTCAACTGCTTGCCGATTGTGTCAGACGCTTCGTTGATGAGCGGTTGACGCGTCAATCCGATTGTCTCAGACTTCAGCGCATCCAATGCATCAGCCGCCGCTGCGGTGTGGCCGAGGTATGCATCAAACGAACCAAGCTGCGCTCCCGTCGTCTTCCGGTTACGCGAGTTATAGTCGTCCTGCATCTTGATTTTCGTTTGGAGATACGAATCGGTGTACTTCGTCGTATCCAATCCGAGTTGAGCCGCTTCGTCGTGAGCCGCGTTCATCGCTTTGATACGAGCATCGCCGCGAGAAGGCAACTTATCAATCGAGTTGAGGTCACCACGCGTGACGTTGTGCGCGAACTTCGCGATTTCAGTCGGGTCACCACCCGCCAACAGACGACGAGTTTCATCGCCTTGGTTAGACGTCTGGTATCCCTTGATGTCGGCCTGAATCTTTTCGGCCTCTCGCTTCGTGATGACGTCTTGGTTCAACGTCGGCATGATGTTCTTCTGCTGGTCGGGAGTCAACGTCGCTGCGGCGACCTTCAGTCCTGCGACCATTGCGGGGTCCGCTTCTTCCTTCGCGGTTCCTGCGTTCTTCGCCCGTGCCATCGCTTCAGCACGTTCGGCAGTCAGGTCAGTGACTTTCTTGAATGCAGAGTCACCGTTGAGGCCGAGTAGCTTGAGGAAATCCGGGGCGAACTTCATAACGTTGTCGAGCATGTTTGCCGGATTCTCACCAGCTTCCAGCCCGTTGTCTGGGTGCGTCAATCCCTGAATGATTTTATCCATCGCAGGGAGGAGTCGTTTATTCGCACGCAGAGTTTCAGAGATGTCGATGTCTTTCGCGTCCTTACCGTTGAGCGTCTTATTGAGACGGTTCATGGCGTTGTTGACAGAATTGTACGTCGCATAATCGTGCATCGCGTGAACCCACATCGACTGTGGAATGTTCGCGGGTCCTCCGACTCGCTTAGTCAGGTCATCCCACTGTGGGGAGACTTTCTGGAGCTTCGCCGCAATCTCCGGGGTGATTTTCAGATTCTGCAACGCGGGGTTGAGAATAGCATACGTCGGTTCCATCTCGGTCTTACCGTCAGGCAGAGTGACCGGACGCCAACCGCCGTCAGGGATGAAATTGTTTTCAGTGATGCCACTTCCCGGTTGCTTCGCGACATTCATCGCTTCGTCGTGGGTCATCCCCTCATAGAGAAATCCCTTCGGAACGCTCGGGTCATCAGGACGGTCTTGGTCGTACTGGTGAATCGTGTCGACGAACGGAGCCGCGTCCTTCTGTTGCTGCTCCCAGTTCGAATGCTTTGCGGCAGCGGACGCCATCTGAAGATTGAACAACCGTGAGTTGTTCTCAAGGAACTTCAGCCGACGAGCCTGCTGTTCATCACTCAACTGCTGAGGAGCGTTGCGCCGTTTATCCATTTCCGCTTGTGCGTTCTGGGCTGCGGCTGCGCCTGTCGCGTTGAAATCCGTCGCGGGTCCGTAAGGAGTCTCGCGATACTTCGTCGGCGTCATCAGTCCGGCGAGTGCGGCAGCAACGATGGACTTCCCCATCGCACTACGCGACTGCTGGACGACGCGGACACTTCCGTCTGGGTTAACGACCTTGATGTCGCCGCCCGACAGACCCTTCAAAATCTTATCGAAGATTCCTGCGTGCGTGATAGCTGTCGGCGACAATTGTGGAGTCGTCGGAGACTGACGAGGTGCGCCCGATACAGTAGTGTCGGGAGGAGCCGGGGGTTGGGGAGCCGGGGGAGTTTGACGTGTCGGGTCTTGCTGCGTGGGAGTCTGCGTGGTGTCCTGAGGCTCGACAGCAAGCTGGCTGCCGTCATACGTCGAAGGCTGGGCGCTCGGCTTCATTTCGTATTTGTTCGGTTCAGTCATCTTGTCCTTATCCCTTGTTTCCTAGACCTTCGAAGAAGTTTCCAACGTTCTCGCCGAAGGATGAATCACTGGACATATTTCCAAATCCCGATGCAAGTGACGTCGGGTTGGTGAATGTTTTTGCGGCAGACATTCCGATGTTCATCAGGTCCGTCTTCCACCAGTTGTTTGCCGTGTCAATTGCCTGTTGTGACTTCTGAGCTTCAGTCAACTGGTTGCCAGCAGTCTTGTTGTATGAATCTGCGGTTGACATCACGCTCGGAGCAGACTCTTCCATCTTCTCAGCATTCCAGAAGTTCTCGCGACCAGTCGCGAAGTTCTCTTGGACAATCTGGTTCTTTGCGTTTGCCGTCTGCTCGGCTGCGGCGATGTTCGCCTCGTTGATAGCCGATTGAACGGAGCCGGACGGTGCAACAGTGTTGCCCCCACCGATTGCGCCAGCGGCGGCAGCGGTCGCGCCTCGAAGGTTTCGAGCCATCGTCCCGCCTGCCTGAACAGCGGCAGCGGTCTTGGCGTTGACTTCGTTCTGGCTGAATCCAGCCTGTGAGGGTCCGCCGTTGATAATACTTTGTACAGAGTTGACGATGTTGTTGAACACCGATTGTGCATCAGTGAAGACCGTGCCAGCCTCTGCTGTAACTTGTTTCGTGAAGTTCTGAACCATGTTGTTCAGATTCTTCGCCTGTGAAGAAGGTCCACACATCGTTAAGTCTCCAATGATAAGACGAGGTCGCGTCCTTTGCTCACGAATCCGAGTTTTCGGAGGAGCAACCTAAGAGGCCAGTGTTCACTTTCGATTGCAATCTCTGTGAATCCGCTCTGTTTTGCTTTGATGATTGCGTCTTGCAATCCATAGATGACTGCCTTCGCATTGCGCGACGGCGAGTCGTAACTCTCCCACACGCATGAGATGCGGAGGGTTTTTGTAAAGAGGACGTAAGACAGAGGTCCTTGCGAATCTTCGATGACTTCTGTCATCTTGTTCGCGCCTGTAAAATGTTCTCGCGTCCACAGACCGGGATGAACTTTGTCAGCGTTTGACGCCAGTTCCATCGGGTCGAGGTCTTCGTTCACCATCGGTCGAATGTTTATCACAATGCCTCCACCGTGATGTGAAGGGCATATTGCATCGTTGCCGGGGTTCCACTTGCGTATCCGGTCGTCGAATACTGGACAGGAGTTCCGGTCGCTACGCTCAGTAGCGAAGTTGCTTCCTGATACGTCGTCAGGAGATTGCCTGAGTTCGTCGGCGTCAACGTTAGCGACTGCGGGGTCGCATTGTCTGGGTCGTTCCATGTGATAACTACGCTCGGGAGAGTTGAACTCGCTCCGTCAGCAGTCGTCACGATGATGTACGCCGAGATGCGATAGCGTCCAGTTGCCGGGGTCGCGATGAGATTCGCCGCTGCGATATTTGCCGTCTGTGCGGTCGCATCGATGCCGGGGAGCTTCGATGCTGTGCTCGGGACGTAGCCACTGACGCGGCCAGAACCGTCCGTCTGGAAAGTGACGAGTTGATTTCCCGCTGGTGCTGCGGGGGTTGAATTGCTAAGACTTACGCTCATTATTCACTCCCTATGACTCCGGTGCTGTCAACGTACATCTGGAACGCGAATGAATAAGGCCAGTCCACGAGGACTTCCGTTCCGACACCGTTGATATAAATTTCCCAATCATCACTCAAGATGACCAGCGTGCCATCCGCATTTTCAAGTGCGATTGTATACGACGGAACAATTGGCGTCCACGCCGTTCCATCCCACGTCAATCTCGCTTGAAGGTCCGGCGGGGTTGGCGAGACGGGGTTTCCTTGGAGGCCGACAACCGTGACCTGTGTCGCTCCAGCGGCACCGATGACATCGCCTTGCAATGGCGATTGTGCTGCGGGATATGACTCACGATTTGCCATTAGCTCTCCAATGCTACATAAGTCAGCGTCACGATGCTTGCACCAATTCCAGATGAACTCGGATTGACAATCGTGAAGTAAATGTTTTTCGACTGAGGACTGTCTGCGTTCGCAGCCACTCGGTTCTGCCAGTTCCACTGGAACGGAGCCGTGTCGAATACAACGTCTGTGATAATGTTCTGGCTGACCTCGAACGGCGGGGCTGAATCCGTCGGTCGGGGAAGGTCAATCGTCTGTGCCAGACTCGTGCCATACATTCGGACTTCTAATGCGTTCGTTGCAGTCAGCAGAAGAAGTTGGAATGATTTCGCAACTTGGGTTGTCGATTGGAATGTTTCTCCCGGCGCGAGAGCAGGAACTGCGATGGACACTGTCGCTGAGATGAGGGTTGTGCCCGATGGCGTCGTGCCTCCACCGCTGCTCGACCCGCTTCCGGTCGTCGTCACATTCGTCACGATATTGCCTGCCGCCGCGACAATCGTTGCGATTGGCAGAGGGATGACTCGTCGTGCTGGAACTTTGCCGCTTTCATCGAACTGTCGGAGCGTATCGACGGTTGCCGAGAAAGGAGGCAAAGGGCACCGTCGATACGGGTTTTGACCCAGCGTGCCCGTCACTTGCGGGGCTGCTTTGGTCGGATTTTCTACAGGCTCAAACCCCGACAGAGGTTTGACTGCTAGCATGTCCTTGAGAGAAGGCATTATTGCTCCACTTCGAATGCTCCAAAGATGGTGAAGGTTTGAAGCTCGTTCGCTGCATTCTCCGCAGGCCATTGGAACAGAATCTGCAAGTGTTTGCAGTACGCTGTGTCCTGCTGGTTCTCCGAGAGATAAAAACGCTGCTCGTAGAACGACTGGGACTTCGGAAGGTTCGGCGGGTCCGGCACCCAATCTTTCAGGATGTCGAAACTTCCCTTGTAATAAGGTAGCGCCTCATTAATGATGACGCCCGTTATTAGTGGTGAGCCGACTTTGACCGAATCGGTTTCGATGAACGCAATCTTCGCAATCTGTCCGGGTGAAGCAAGGACAACTGAACCGAAGACGCCGTACGCACCGTACGTTGACCCATTAGAGCCAGTACTTCCTGCGTCCGTTGTTGCATCCACATTGCGGTTGAGAATCTTTCCCGCTGCGGTCGGTTGACCGACAAGCAGATTGTGAACGCCGGGACTTGTCTCGACGCTCTTGATTGCTCCCGCACCACCGACGACCGTGGCGAATGGTGACCAGCACACCGACCCTTGCTCAGGAGCAGGAGTCTGCATGACTCGATACCATCCATTGACTCCGTCCGCCACGTACCACGCTTGGTCTTCGCCGTTGATGTACCACGCGACGTAAACCGTGTTTGGATTCCATGACTGGCCGGGATTTCCGTTGTTGAGGCGGAATTGGTCACCGATGTTGAAGCCGACGTAGCTCAATCCTGCGCTTGGGTCAAAGATGACGAACTGTTTGTCGGTCGTAAAGAATCCGATGAGTCCGCCGTTAATATCCAGAGCATTATAGACCGGGAGTCCCACACCCGTGAGGTATGGAATTGCCGGAAGGATTGGGCTTGACGTTGTTCCGTTCCCCGCGATGATGTACACGTCGCTGACCGTGAAGACGAGCATTCCAATTGCGACCGGAACCAGACAGGTGACTCGCGAGGGGCATCCTGAGAAGTTCTGCGGAGCAGTTCCGTCAATTCCGTTTCCGACGGGGGCAAGCCCACCAGTCGTCCAGTAGACGGTGTTTCCAATGCTGTACCAGATGCGATTCAAATGGTACGTCAGGTTTTGTGCGCCGATTGCAGGAGGAGTGTTCTCGCCTGCTTGTGCGCCTTCAAGAAGATTGTTGAGGTCAGAATCCGCCGTTGTATCCGTATAACCATTACGGAGATATTGCGTCAGCGGCACCGTGTACGGTGAGTTGACGAATCCGGGGATAAGGAACGGAGTTGAGAATCCGTCCGTCGACCGGAAGATGGCGACATAATCTGCCTGTGGGTCAATCGTGTTCGGGTCCAAACCCGAACCCGCCGGGAATGTGACTTGTCCTTTATTGAGAGGTCCAGTTGGAAGACTGACAGGGCTGACGTTCGACACAGTGTTGTCGAGCGTGTTGACCAGTGCAATCCAGTACAGCCATCCCTGTGTAGACAATGCCGTGATGGTGTTGCCCTGAGGTCCGGTCGAACTCGGAACGCTTCCGCCGTTAATCCACGTCAGCGGAGGGTTGGGGTCTGCTGTCAAACCACCGACCGATGTCGCCCACGATGAAGGAGCCGTTGTCCCGGTCGCGCCACTTTCGTACGCCAGTTCTTGGTTCCCGTTCGTGTCGATGATTTCAGTTCCGGGTTTCGTGTAAAACGTATCCGCAATCCAGATGAAATCGGAGACAGGTCCGATGTTGTTCCACTTGTACTGTTGTCCTGCTGCCTGAATCTCAACGACGTTCGCGCCCCAGATGATTGTTTCATTGGTGACGTCGAAACTTGCTCCCGACTTCGTAAACGGAGGCCATGACGGAGCAACCGTGCCACTCGTGTCGCGACCGTTTGCAATATTGTTCGCAGCCGCCGGACAGGTGAAAATCATTTGCCCGTGGTGCTCCCAGTTCGCGTAATCAATCTCAAGTCCGTAACATCCGGCTTGAGGAAAATTCCACGTAATCGCGGTCACAGTCGGACCCGAAGATGTCGGGTTGTCGTTTCCTGCTAGGTTCGCGTATCCAGTACCTCCCGGCTTCTGGCCATATCCAAGCGCAGCAGTCAGGTTGTGAACACCACCGCCGCTTTGCGGGATATATGCTCCACTGACCTTGTATGCCCCACCAGCCACGGTCAGCGTGCTGACCTGATGACTGTCAAATCCCATGAAGCAACCGTCATCTGCGCTCAACGTGAACGAGTACGCTCCGGGTCGCGGGACGAACAGGAAACAGGTAAATGCGCCTGCGGTGTTCTCACCCGAACCAGAGATGCCCGTCGGTGAACCGAGTTCTCCTGCACCATTGACTGCGAAGTTCTGCAAGGTCCACGGTGACGAAGTCAGTCCATTGACGTTCAGCGAATTCATCGTCTGCGATGCCGGACTCAGTGTGTTCCAGAGCGGACCAGATGGAGTCGGGTCAGCGGAATTCCAGAACGGGAACGCACCTTTGTAGGTGCTCTGCAAGGACGCCCCACCAGTCAAATACTGGAAGTTAATAATCTGGGATTGGTTCTTGTAGATGAACGGCTGGGTCTTCGGACCAAGCTGGAAGATGAAGTTCGACGGGGAGACGAGGAAGTCTCCGACGTTATAATGCGTGTGTGCCGCCCAGACAAGGCTTGCCGCGAGTTGGATGCAAGTCCAGACTGCGGTTCCGTCCGTCAGACTCGTCGGCGGGTTAGTGCCAGCGGTCTTCAGGGCTTGTCCGTACTCACCGATGCGATTTCCAGAACTTCCGAAACTCGTCGCGGTGTAGGGCGCTTGGAAGGCGGTCGTCGTCAGTCCGGTCGCCGAAACCGTCAACGTCAGGCCGTCGAGATTCGGCGTTGTCGCCGACCCTCCCGTGTTCGGTCCAAACGTACACATGTTCTGGAGAACGACAGTGTCGCCTGCGACTAACGCGGGACTTTGCGTATCCGTCTGAAAATAGATGTTGACGCCGTCAGCGTAAACCGAATTGATAACCACCTTCTGCTGCGGAGTCGGTGATGCCGACCAAGCAGGCTGCGACCCTGCGGTCTTTCCGGCGGTCGTAATCTGCCAGAGATTTCCGTGAAGAGGGTCGATGAAAATTGATGCCGGGGAATAGAACGTGTCTTTCTGCCACGACACTGCGCTTCCCTGCGTCGTGAACGTTGGCGCAGTAATTGGAGCTTTGATTCCCCAGTTGTAGACAGGTTGCCCCCGGTTAATCCACACCGTGTTGCCATCTTCCGTCAGACTTCCCATGAAGTCATTTGCCGAAGAGGGTACAGTCGTACCCCAAGTGGGTACACTGTTGCCCGTCTCCGCGATGATGGGGGTCGTGCCCGTTTGGATGATGTATGCCGGACCAGCTTCAGTGCCGCTGTCATTCGCGTGCTGATACTCGCCGACGAACTTGCGTCCGAGAACCGTGTGGTCATACTCAGCGGTCAACGTAATCGTTGCGCCATTGAGATATGGGTGTGAAGTCATGCCCCACAACTGGAAGGATGTTCCAATCTGATAGTCGTGCGTGTCGTCCGTCAGGTTAACAGTCAGGGTAATGACGTTGTTCGAGATGCTGACATTCGTCACCGCACCGATACTGATACCGATGAACTGCTGAATATTTCCGGTCGCTGGGTCGAGCAAGTACGTTCCGAAAGGATACGTCCCTGCGAGTCCATCCGTCCCTTGCAGGAAGGTATTGTTTCCTGCTGGGGTCCGCTGGAAGAGACTCTGCAACCACTTTTTCTGGTCGACTCCGTCTGCGAAGTACAACGAATTTCCGACAGCCTGCATGAACGTCTGACCAGCAGAGGATGCCTTGGTGAAATCAAGTCCGGTGAAATAACCGGAGTCGCCTCCGCGCTTGAAGTCGCTGGTCAACGAATACAGTTTGTTGGTTCCAGTTCCGTCTTCATCAATCATGGTGAAGATGGATTCAAGAGTCGTTCCGAAAACATCGCTCTGGGCTTTGTTTACCCGGAAATCGTCGAATGCTCCAATGTGGTTGAACGTGTGTCCGACCGTGTTATCGTAAATCGGGTTGCCGGGGCGACGAGTCAATGTCAGGCGATTGCTGACTTCAACGTTACTTCCTGCGATGAGTGCGTCCGCCGACGTATCACCATAGAACTTCTGGTAAATGTGGTTGGCACTTGCCGCACGCAACGGAGAACGGTTTGTGTTGATGCCGTTGAAGAAACTCCCTTGATAAATAGGAGCATACTTCGGAGGCTTCTGTGGTTGTCCACCTGCTGCTGCAATCTGGCTCATGATTACCCTTATGATAGAACTTGTGCATCGGTCGAATAAACCCGCCAGAACCCAGTCGAGAAATATACCGGGACGCCTGTTCCCGCCCCCGACCCTTGGCCGACCTTACGACCGTTGGTGGCGTATGCGATTTGACCTTCCATCCCCGACGTACCGAGAGCCGCTACTGTAGCGGAAAAAAGAACTGTAGCAGTTGGTGGAACCCATGCGACGACTTGGTTAGGAATCCACGTACCGAGGTCAAAGGATGTGGACCCTTGAATCGTCTGGTTATTTGGACCCCATGCGGGTTGTCCCTGCGCGGTGTAACCTATAACGCGATAGAACGTGTTGACAGGCAGCAAAACGTCATTGCCCCACACAAACTGTCCGGCAACCGCATTCGCACTCGCGTCAAGTTGAATTTTGATTTCGATACCAGAGCAGATATTGACGCCACCAACGTTCGCGTCTTGGCTCAAGGTCATCAAGAGGTATCCATCGACGAGAAGGCTGCCTTCTGGGTCTTGGAAACCTCCACCCGTGAGTTGAACTAGAGAAGACATGTTACCCCTTTATACGTTCCAAATCGGAAGTGGGAATCCTTGCCAAGAGACCACTGAAGTGATTGGCGTCAAAGTACCCAGAGTCGAAGGAAGAACGTTTGCACTTGTGGCATTTGCAGCCTGTGCAAGTTTCGTAGCCCCTGCATTGATGGACTTAAGATTCAGTGCGGTTGTACTGGTCGATGAAAACAAAATCGGACCCTGCATCGAATTACTTGTTGCCGAAACCGCAAAGTAATAAATCCCCGGAGGAAGGGTGACCGGAGTGAATGATACTGTCTGTGGGGTGCTAATAGAACCATCAAACGGGGCGTCGATGAGAACGGCTTTCGCCGAGTTATAAATACCGAAATTGAAATTGTCACCACCTGACGCGGTGGATAGTGTGTACGAACACGAACTCAATGTCCACGATGCAGTCAGACTGAATTGATAGACGATGACGACATTCGCACCGAAATTCGTCAGAGCGGCATTGTTCTGGGTGATGAACAGGGACGCCAAATCCATCATGCCGGGACCACAAAACCATCCTTGGCCGGGGGTGTTAAAAGACGCCCCGCCGGATAACCCTGCGATAGAGGCTGCGGTGACCGCACCAACCGTGCCGGAACGTTTGATTGTAATAACATCACTCCCCTGTGCAGGGTTGTCATTTTGCGAGGCTGAGAGGACGACATTGGCGAGGTCACTCAGAGGAACTTGCAGGTTCGAACTTGACCGAACGATAGGAAAGATGTCTGTGCCGACTGCGGGTGACCCGCTCGGCATTTGTGAGATTTTCTCGCTCATGTTACTCCATCAATATTGCATCCGGCTCACCACTCTCTAACCAAATGAGTGTGCCATCTTCGAGTAAAATGTACTGCGGACTCGTGCCGCCAACCGTCATCTGGCCTTGCCATACGGGTTGGCCGAGTGATGTGAATGCTCGAACGAAATAGACTGCGGCGGGGAACATCACATCCGTCGGCCACAGTTGAACGACACCCGTTCCTGTCGAATCGAGCGTCACTGAGATAAGTTGGCCAGCGCAGACCTGAGGACCACCACTCGTTCCCGCTGAGATGTCCTGCTGAAGCTGGATATCAGCGCGACCACCCGCGAGAGGATTTCCCTGCGGGTCTTGAAAGGTGAGTACGACTGTCTGCTTGGTCGGCATTATTGACCTCTGGCTGCGATACCTTGCTGTTTCTTCATCTGCTGCTCACCAGTCAGTGCTTCCCAGTTGTTGAGGAAAATGTTGCGCTCCTCTTCGGTCAGCCCTTCTGCTCGTGCCAGCAAACCTGCCTTGAACTGTTGCGAGGCATATGCCCAACGCGGGTCATCTGCGAACTGCCACAGCAGTGCGAGGAATCCCCAATCGTAGATGTACTGCATGTAATCAGGAATTGGACCCCACGTCGAATTGACTCCGTTCGCCAAAGCCGGAGGAGCAAGCTGAACATGGATGCTCACTGGATAAGGCTTGTCTGGGGCTGAACTGAGCCGGAACGTCATGTTCCCGTTCCCATCTTCGATGTGAGGCGAAAGAAATGCCGGACGATTCTGGCTTGACTCAAGAGCGAGTTCGTTCTTGATTGTCAACTCGAACCATTTGCCGGGAGTGTACGGTGCCGATGCGCCCACAAGGTCTTGAACGCTTGCGTGCTCGATGTGCGAAAAGTTCGGGACGGCGATGGTGTAATCCTGCGTCGTCACGTTTGTCCATACTGCGGCTGAAGTGTCCGTCCCGGTTGGTGCTCCCGCCGGGAGGGTGATTGTGAAAGACGAACCAGTCGCCGTCGCAATCTGAAAGATTTGTCCGTTGAGTGTCGCCAAGGAACCCGAGTACGTTTTCGGGATGACTTGGTTACCGACTGCGAAAGTGTTCGTCGCGGTTACGGTCAGCGTTCCGGCTGTCGAACTGGAGTTCGATGCGGTCGCGCTATTCGGCGTCGGGTTGCAAGTGAACTGCAACTCCTCATTGTTCCACCACCATTCAAACGGCGGCGAAAGAATCGTCTGCATCACCATCTTCGCAGCGGACAACGCTGGGTCGAGTGAGTTCCCGATGACAGGGTTTCGATTGAACGTCATTTTGCGTGCGAAGTCAATCGAGTTTTGGATTGTCCGCGTTGCGATAGGCATGTTGGTCCTTTACTGTGGGCCGAGGAAGAAGAACGGATTGAATCGAGGGATTCGGGTTGTCATCTCGGTCTTGACCGGAGGCACATAGGCCGTCGGCTCGAATGATGTTGCTTCAGCGATTTGCTCTGGAGTGAAGGCCGGGACGAAGTCAATCGTCGTTGTCGGCTCGGTGATGAGTCCCCACAGAGCTTCCTTCTCGGTGTCATGCAGGTAAGTTGTCACCGCGCCAATCGTTCCATCGTCGTTGAAGACTGCGGAGCCGCTGTCGCCGGGGATGACGGGCATTGAGTAATGCACAATCTCTGCATCGAGGTCGATGTCGCTCGGTTCGTCGTACGTCATCCGCACACCGTCAAGTCTGCGATTCGGATATTGACCACCGCCGTTCCCGTAAACATAGACATGCTCACCAATCTTCGATGCTCTCACTTTGTAAGGCACGAAGTTAGTGAACGTGGCGTCTACGAGATATATGTCGTGGTCGCGTCCATCCGTCAGCGTCTTCTCGATGTGAAAATCTTTGGTCGCGAGGTCGAGGTTGATTGTTGCGTCCTCGCCGTGTTTGTTGCAATGCGTGGCTGTCAACAGTGCGTGAGGCCCAATCGCCGTCGCGGTACACAGTCCGTTTCCGTATTTGACGCGATGCGTTGCCCTGCGCTGAAGAGTCATTGGCTCGATTCTTTCGGGCCGATAAAATTCACGGACGCTTACTGCTCCGTTCCAAACGATTGCAGCAATGCCGAGGCACGCTACGATTTTAAGTGCTTTCTTGAAGAATCCCACAACATTCTCCAACAGAGCATCTGGTGTACGTGGCAAGCCGATTACTCGGCAACCCTCTGTTCCACGGTAGGCAACCGACGAAATTGTCGGAGATAAGTCGTTAGACTTTCGAGAGTTGAAATGTTCTCTTGCAACAATCCAATCGCTCGATTACATGCATGACAGAGTAGCCCACGAAACTCACCCGTCTTATGACAGTGGTCAACGCATGGAGTATTGTGGCGTTCTTTTCCAAAGGCAATAAAACACCCTCGGCAGCATCCGCCTTGAAAATCAAACATCACTTGCCACTGGCGGCGAGTGATTCCGTACTTGTCCAACAGTTTTCGGTCAAGCCAATACCGACGAATATTCGGATTACGGTCACGCGACCTCTTCGCCTTTGCATTATTGCAGAGACGGCATCCGTACTTTCGCGCATTCTCCTCGGTTTGTGGGTGTCCATTCTTACAGTTTTTCCATAAGATGATTATACCACAAATTAAAAAGCGGACCAAGGCCCGTAAGGTAAGGCAGGAGAAAGACTTGGGAACCCCCAACCTGTGTCCATAACGCCGGGAGTTGTCGGAACAAATCCCCAATCGTCCTGTTCGCGGCTCCCCTGACTGACCGCATCGTGGAGTGATTTCATCCACGTCTTGTATTCTTGCTCGAACTTCGCACGGACCTTCGGGTCTGCGCTGCGCCGATAGCACTGGCAGATGAATCCGTTCTGGAGGTACGTGAAGTAGTCGTCTGGAATCGGCTCAAGGTACTGACCGAATTGCGTGAACTTCGGAATGCGCTGTTGCGCGGTGACAGAAATCTGCCACACCGGACCCGTCTGCGACGGCATCGGACTGATTCGGAATCCCATGCCTTTCGGGTTGACTGCGGTCCACACGACGCTGCCGTCCGTCACAGTCGTTGCGACCGTTGTCGGAGCACTCAGTGTCGGGTACTGCGGGTTGAGATTGCTTGCAAAAGGATTCGAGTTGCCGCACGTTCCGTACGTCGTCACAATCCACAGGTTGCCGAATGCATCCGCGACCTGAGTGATTGGATTGATGGGAAGGCTGATTGCGCCGACCGGACTGGTGTACACCGCGCCGGGACCGGGATTCGAGATTCCAGTCAGCGACGTGATGGCGGTTTGTCCCCACGTTCCATACGTCAACGTGTCGTTCTGCATCCACGCGAGCTTCGCTTCGTTGGCCTGCTGGTTGTAAGTGATTTCGATGTCGCGCTTGACTTCAATGGCGAATACTGGCTTCGGTTGCGCCGTCGAGCTTGTATTGTACGCGTACGCGATTTCCAGCCATCCGATGTTGACGAGCGGCTGTGCGTAATCTTGCTGCCACGAATTGATGAAGAACGGTGGGCAGATGATGCGGTTGAACTTGAAGTTGAATGGCGAACCGTTCTGGTTGCCTGCCAGCATCGCGGTCATCGCGTCGTTCAACGCGGACAGCGCGACGGTTTCGTAGTACCCGCCCGTGGGAAGGACTGGAGCAATGTCTCCCATCGACCGTGCGATGTCTACGAGATTTTGAACCGTGTAGCTTGAGTTGTTTGCCATGATGCTCCTAGAAAAGAATAGACGGGACAAGTGTTCTCGACACCTGTCCCGTGATTGTTATCGCAGTGAAGACGAACTTACGTTCTCCCTGTACTTGTCTGCGGCATCGACCAGCCGACCGTTCTCAATCGTCGAGAAGCGGCACTGAACTGACGTGCTCATCGAATTGTTGGTGTTGAAGTTCACCGCTTGCAGATACTCGAACTGAGCCTGCTCGAACTTGGCGCGGCTGAACTCACCGTCCTGCGGGGCGACGTTCTTGCCCTGTGCGTCGAAGAAGTAATCCTTCTCAACCGGGGGCTTCCACGTCTTCGCGCAACGGAGGCAAAGAACCCAGATGTCGCCGTTAATCATCTGGTGCTTGATGACGGCGTACTGCTCTTTGTTCCCGCCCGTGTGGAGTACGCGGAGGTCGCGTGGGGTGACAACTCCACCCTTTTTGTGAGTGCAGATTCTCCAGCGCAGGTTGTCCTGTGCTGCGTCCTGTGCGAAGGTGCGTCCCTGTGCGGCAAGGTCTTCCTTGCGCTGACGGTCCTTCAACTCACGCTCGTTGATACGAGCTTTCAAATCTTGAATGTGGTACTCGCGCTCACGCGATTCGAGTTCCAGACCTTCAAGCTGCCGTTTCTTCAGGGCAACTTCAAGGCGCTTGGCTTCGAGTTCCAGAGCGATGATTTCTTTCTGCTCTGCGGTCAACTCCGATGCCGGGGTCTTTACTGCAATCTTAGTCTCGTCGGTCATTTCTCCTCCTAGTTTTGTAGCTTACTGCCGGACGAACGGAACCGCTGGAGCGTGCCGTTGTACCGATGGAAGGCCGGGGTGACCGGAGCCTTTCCGAAAATCTCTTCTGCTTTCTCCTGCGTGATGATTCCGTGAAGAATCAGTTGCAAGAGGCAGGTTCGCCAACCTCGATACTTCTCGTCGAGGGGCACGCCGTGGTCATCGAACTTCATGACGCTGAGTTCGGGCATGAATCCAAGCTGGACCCAGCAGCCGACTCGGGCTGGCTCATTGTTCGTCTGGACGATGAGCGTAATCTTTCGCGGCTGCGGGTGCTTGCGATACCAGCACTTGACTCCCGCTTCGCGTAGCTTTGAGAGGAACACAGTCGAGTGCATAATGCGCCCGATGCGGTCTTTCTCTCTGCGGTATTCCTGAGGCGTCACCCACTGGTATTGCTCGGCGGCGTTGTTAGACGCTTCCTTCAGTCGGGCGAGTTCCTCTTTGGTTTGGTTCGACGCTTCCGCGTCACTGACCCGCGTCTCATATTCCTTCATCGCTTCGATGAGTGCGGGGTCATTGAAATCAATTTCTTCGTCGTAAGTCTCCCACGGATTCTTTTCCTGATTGTTGCGAGTGCCCTGCAACTTCTGGATGTCTTCTGGGGTCAATCCACTGTCTACTGCTTCTGGTCGGGCAGCTTCCCACCTGTCCATGTACTCTTCGTTCGAGATGAATCTCTCGCTCATAGCTCCTCCCAAATTGTCGGCTGCAACCCCGATTTAGGGAGGAGCCACTAGCGATAGTTCGATGTATGTATCACCACATGCCGAGTTAGCTAGGCTCGACTGCCGTTGACGCTTCCGCTCCGTTCGCGACCGGAGTTTCCACCAATGTCTGCTCGGGTAATCCACCTTCGCTTTCATCGACAGGAACACCAAAACCTGATTCAATATCTTGCTTGTGTGCGAATCCTGTGACAATTCGCACAGACAAGGTCACACTTATCGGCCTCTACTATCAATTTCTCAAGAGTCCCACCGAGGCGATGGCTCACGTTGAACTTCTTGTCGAACAGATGGTCAAAATCGAAACAGCAATCGGGAAATTTTTCACCACAATCTTTGCAACAGCCGCCCTTATACTGAATCAATATCCGCTTCTTCTCGCGGCAACGGTCTTTATGGTATGTTGGATTCTTCTCCCGATACTTCCGACTGAACTCCTTCTCGTCCCGCATCAGTTCCTCCGAACCCACTCTCACAAAGCTGCTTGAACATCTCGTCGTTCTGTACTGCCAACTCATGCTGCCTGCGGAGCGACGAGTTCGCTCGACGCAAGGCCGTGTTCAAATTACGCAGCATCTTGTTCGTGCGGCGTAACTGAGTGATTTCTTCTTGCAGGGTTTCGTTGGACTCCAACGCCTGCTGTAGCAATGCCTCCTCTGACATATGCTCTCCTCTCTTTGTAGGGCATGAGGCCGACGGCGTTTTAAGCCGCCAGCCTCTACCACAGATTTTCGTCTCCCGATTAGGGGATGACGTTCACGATTACCAGCACGTAAATCTTGTCGTGCGGGAGGTCAGCAGGCGGTTGCGCCGTGTTGCCCAACGTGTTGTCGAAGGTTGCGAAGGCCACTTCGACGATGGCTTGACCCGGATGCAACGCGGTGATGGTCACGCTCGACGTGCTGCCGGAAATGCCAGCCGCCGATGCCGAGGCCACGTCTGCGTTGTACGCTAGCGACCCGCCGCTAGAACCGGGGGACGGACGATACCACGAAGGCGAACCCGCGCTCGGGTTGTTGTACGATACCGCAACGAACTGGTCGAGGTCCGAAGGGATGTACGGGTTGTTCTGTGCGTCGACGAGGTCTGCCGTCACCGCCAGAGAGCTTGCGTACCCGCCAGCAGCCGACACTGACAAAGTCAGGCCGTACTGTGCGACAGGCTTGGTTCCGCTCGGGCTTGCGCCGTTTCCCTGACCGGGGAACGCGGTGCCGGGAGCTTCGATGACCGAAGACCCGCTAGAACCCGAAAGCTGGATATATGCTGCTACGCCCAAACCGTCGGTCGGAGTGTGCTGAGGAGAAGGATTTCCACTCATTGATTCAAAAACCTTTCTTCCGCCGAAGCGGACTAAAAGAACTCAGGGGAGGTACTGGTGTTTGTATCATCGCTCACGCGAGTACCAACTTGCTCCGGTAGCTCCCCTGTAGGTCGATTAGCTGATTGCGCTTGCCGCGTCAATCTGCCGCATACGGATGGTCGTATCCGGTCCCAGAGAGGTCGTGAAGTGGATTCGGTAAGAAGTCCACCCCGGAATCAAACCTTCGGGGTCGGCAACGGTCGGCTCGGCGTTCTGCACGACGTTGCACTTGATGTTCTGCCACTCGCCATCGCCGTAGTTGACGTCACCCTGTGCGCCAAGGTTAATGGCGAAGATTCCGTCGCGTCCGAAGATGTAGGTGCGAAGTGCGGTCAGACCAGTGACGCCCTTGTAGTTCGAGGTCTTCGTTACAAGGTTCGTCTGGAAGAAGTTGACTCCCGTGGACGGGATTTCAATCATCTCCTCAAGGTCGACGCTGACCAGTTCGTCCATCTTCTGTTGACCCTGAACAGTGTGCTTCAGGATGTCGATGGGCGAATCGTTCGAGTTGTCGGCCAGCACGTCGCCGAGGGCGAACGGGTGGATGACGCCAGCGAACGCTTTGTTCGCGTTGTCGAACGGCTTCACGCTACGTCCGGCCAGAGACTGGACGGCGTTACGAATCTGCGAGAGACTCAGGGCGGTGAAGCTGGAAGTGCTGGTTGCGGCCAGAGTCACGGAGACGCTGGAATCGATGCTGGACGCACCGTCAGCGGTTGCACGGACGAGGGCGCTCAGAGATTCGCCAAGGCGATAAGACATTTCCTTCGCAACGTTCTCGACGGTCTGGTCGATGGAGGTCGCCAGAGACAGAGACGAGAAGTTTGCGTAGTCTGCGTACTCACCGATGGTTGCGGTCGTGGTGAGGACGTTGACAGACAGAGACGAACCGACGGTTCCTTCGGTGGTCTGCGTGGTGTTCGCAGCCAGAGGAACGTACATGAACATCTCGTACTGGTTACCAGACTTGATGGGCAGATTCAGACGCTCGGCGCAACGCACGAACGGGGTCTGTGCCTTCAGGTTGTCACGGAACTTCGAGTCATAAAACTTTACCGTTGCCTGAGGCAGGTTGGAAAGCTGGTTGCCGCTAGGAGAGAAACTCATAACTTTGATTTCCTAGAAAGGAAATTTAGAACTTGGACATACCGAGGGCCGCTTTGCGTGCCTTGTCTGCTGTTTCCAATTTCTCGACCAACGCAACGAATTGTGGGTCGCGCATCCGGTTCCGAAGTTCATCGGGCGGCATACGATTGATTTCCTTCAAAGTCAGCGTGGTGCCATCCTGTCGGGTTGCTCCGCTTACTACTGCGGGAGCTTGTCCGCTGGTCGAAGAGGTTCGCTCGTTCAGACCTGATGGTACGTGACTTTGACGCGGTTGCGGCTGCTGCGGCGTGTTACCAATCCGGGTAACAGGTGCGGCTGGAGGCTGCGTTTGTGCCTCCGGGTTCAGCGCGAGGTCAACGCGTCCGGTTGCGGTGTCAATCTCTGACCCGTTGGACGTGGTGACAGTCGGCTCAACCGTTGTGGGCTGTGCTGCGACAGGTGCTCCGAGAATCAATCCAGACTCCGAGAGCTTTGAATAGGCTTGAAAAAAGTTTGCTGCTGAGGGGGCTAACCCATTCTTGAAAACCCAATCAGCGATGGTTTCACGGTTCTCCACGCAATCATAGTATCCGAATTGCTGTGTGGCCGTCTGCGCGAACGCGAGGTACTGGTCGGCAGCTTTCTGCTGCAACTGCGCCATCTGCGTGTCGCTCAGGAACTCCCGCAACTGCGCGGGGGTTGCACCGACGGCGGATTCAAACAACATCTGAATCGCTTCGTCCGCGTGCTCGGGGTCATTCAGCTTCTGGCTGAGGTCGAACCGCTCTTGCGCGGTCAACGAACGCCCCTTGAAGTCTAGTAAGGTCGGAGCCTTCTCAGAGTTCTCCGCAATGCTCTCGGGCTGGTTGATGCCGAGGCGATTGTCGCGAGTCACTTTGCGAAGCTGACGAATCAACTGCTGATTCATCGTGACCATTTTCTCGAACTTCTCGTCTTCCGTGGTGTAAAGGATGACCTGCTTCCCACCAATCGGGCGACCGTGTTCGTCTACGGGTTGGTACTCAAAACGTTTCTGCTCTGTGCTCATTTCTCCTCCTAAATTGTGCGTCGTCTCATCAACTCTTTCTTCCATTGATGATTCCAACAAAGAGTTTGAAAATCTCCCTCAGGGATTATTCCTTTGGCAAACTCTCCATAAATGTCCCTGAACTTATCGGCTCGTTGACGGTCGAACGCGCCATCATTTTGAAGATGGTCAAGAGTCAGTAAATCAATATCCGTAACGGGACAATCCGGCCAACAGCATTGAAGTTTTCCATCTTTACCAAAGTGGGTAAGAATAGATAATTTCTTCTCCGCACGTCGTGTTCTCGCTCGACCTCGTCCAACTCTCCGGTCCCAGTCTTTCTTAAATTGCCTCGCCACTACTGGGTCTTTATACGGCATCAAAATCCTCAAGTGGTGGTGGTGGAGTCGGTTGGTCGAATTCTTCAGGATAAGAAATTTTTTCAGGGTTGTGAATCGACCCGACGCCGGACTCAATGACTTGCTGCACGCCGACTTGTTCGTAAATTCGCTCGAACACTTGCTTGTAGAGAATCGCAGCGGCTTGCGCTTGCATGTGTCGCGCAAGTACAGCCTTCTCTTCCCACGGGGGCGTGTTCGCCATCAAGAGTTGCATCTTGCGGACCACGTCCTCGAAAATCTTTTGAACGATGTTGAACCACTCCTGACCGATAGTCCCGGCCAGCACCGCACGTTCATGGGCGCTCAACTCGAAGTCGAGAGTGATGTCTTTCCAGCCATCTGTGTCTTTCAGCATATCTCTCCTCCAAGAAAGGTGGGCGCTAACCTACACGCTAGCGCCCTGCTGTTTACGCCACTGTTGGAAGCTGTCCTTGTATACCTCCTGCGCTCGGCACACCTTCGACGGTTTCACTCATGCCGCTAGCCTTGGCTGCTTCACGCGTGATGTCACGTTTGATTCGGTTATCCGACGCTTGGTCTTCAAGAATTTGCTTCTGCACGAACTTCTGCTGTTCGCCTTGCTGCTTCGCCTGCATTTGCATCTGCATCATCGCAGCTTTCGAGTTCGCGTTGCGCTTCTGAATCATCTGGGGCGTCATCTTCTTGATGATGTCGTTCTTGTTCTTCCACTCAGACGCTTCGAGCCACATGCTGATGATGGGCTTGAAGTCGATGTATTCCTCGTTGATGTCTGCGAGGCTCTGCTGGATTTGCGGGTTGTCGAGAATCTGCGTGAGCATGACCATCGACTGGGCCATCGTTCGCTTTGCAGCGAGTGACGCACCAGCGAGAACTTCGTATTCAATCTGGGCGTTGTGGAACTCTTGCAATTGCAGTTTCTGCAAGAAGTCTTGGCCCATCTCTTCTCCGAGGATGTGGAGAATCGCGGCGTCCGACATGACGTTGAAGACGAGCATGTCGATGATGCCGAGGAGCGGCTTGAACACCTGTTCAATGAAGTTGTCAAGAGGGCCGTCGAGTCGCGTAGCGGATGCACCCGCAAGGATATTCGCGCCTCCAGCAGTGCGGCCCATCGAGGTTCGAGGTCCGGCGCTGCTTCCCTGAACGAGCATCTGGTCTGCGCCAGACGAACTTTCAGTAGCCTTCTCAGATTCGTTAAGAGCCGCCCAGAGATTGCCGTCAACCTTCGGCTGCTCAAGCAGGCCGTAGGATTCCTTGACGTTGGTCACGGACAGAATCTTTCCGATTCCGGTTCGCAACATCTGCGTCGGCGCATTTTCATCGCGCTGGCGCAGGTAAATCGGATTGACGCCAAAGCTCAGAATTTTGAGGATGGCGTTGATGGTTCCTTGGTCGACTCGCTGGTTCTGACCAACGATGAGGCCGAGGCCCATTCCATAAAATGCTTTCGGACGGTTCCACCAGTTCGCGGAGAGGAACGGAATCTTCTTGAACTCGTTCTCGCCTTCGTAGATGACGAACTTGCGATTCAATACGAGGACTCGCTTCTGCTTGTCCCAATACTCCAGAACTTCGAGCTTCTGGCGCTTCGGGTCCGGCGACACCTGCTGATTGATTTCCTCAGCGTGGTGTACGACGCCCTTCACGTAAACCGCAGTCTCTACCGACTGTGAATTGTCCTGCTTGGTCGGCTTCTGCCACAGCGCGAGAATCTGCGCTTCAGTGAAGAAGTTCCAACCGTCAATCGCGTTGCCCTTTTCCCCGTCTTCCTTCGCGGCGGTGATGGCTTTTCGCATGTCCTCGAACTGATACCAGTCCCAATACCGGACATCAATTGCCCATGCCGCCTTGCGGATGTCAGAGCAGTTCAACTGCGGGTCGACTAAAACTTTGTCAATCGGACGCCACTCGAAGGTCGGCAGCGGACAGGATTTCGTGGTCCGCGTAATCTTCGGGGGTTCTTCCGTTGGAATCGAAGTCGTCTCTTGCTGTCCGGTCGAACCCGTGACGGCGAGATTCACCTGAGCGGCTTCGCGCTTGAAGGTGACAACTTCTTTCCAGTCGTATCCCCACTTCCAGATGCCAGTCCCGAGGAGTGCCATCTGCTCAAGTCCCCATTTCGTCTGGGTCTTGAATTGTGCGTCGTCGAGGATGAAGCTGAACAGAGCCTGCTTCGCGTCGACAACGGATTGGCTAGTGCCGGGACGAGGCCGCATCAACATCGGCGGGTCGTCATAGAACAAGCCCTTGTACAACTGAGGGACGACTGAGTTGCAAACTTTCGCGACGGTGAAACGCTGAACGTTCGGTTCGAGGACGTAAGTGTTTTCGTACACCGTCATTGGGCGAGGCGACTGGAACAACAGGTCGGCATCGCGCCACAGCAAAGACCATTGCTTTGCCTGAAGAAATTTCTCTGCTTGTCCGGCGCTCTGCACTACCAGTGCGAGGGACTCGCTGGTCGTCTTCATCTGACCGTCTTGCGTCGATGAGTAGACCGTCAACTGCTGGAAGGGATTTCCGCTTGCTTCAGGAGCAGCAGCGACACCTTCTGGATTTATCAACATGTCTGCCATTCGCTACCCCATGAGGTCGCCCAGCGGGTCAATCATCGCGTCGGCTACATCGCCCAACGTCGACTGAGTAATCTGCTGCTGCGATGCTTCAGGAAATTCCATCGCCAACGAATTTGATTTGTCCTGCATGTTCAACTTCGCGTTCTTGCCGAGGCAATACGTTTGGTCGTACCAAGACTTCATCTTCGGGTCTGGATTCCAGTCAGTGCTCGATGCGTGCTGCTTGCCTTCCATGTCAGCGTAGCCGCTGTATTGGTTGACGAGGAGCGAGAGAGCATCCACGATGTCATCGTGAGTTGACCCTGCCGTGCCGAACTTCTCAAGCTCGTTGTAAAGCTCGTCGAGTTGGGGGCAGGTATTGATGAACTTGAAACGGTCCATGCCGAGGAAGCGGAGGAGCGGCCCAGCCTTCTTCTGCTTCGAGTTGACTTTCTTGTCGCCTTTGCCAAGCGGCACAAGTTCAATCGGGCAGCGATACTTGAGCTTATCCATCTCGCGGTAGACTTCACGGGCGATGTACTTAATCGCGCCAGTCTCCTCGATGGAGATTCGTTTCGGCTTCCATTGGGCTGCGGTATCCGCAATCATCTTCGGAAGCTCAAATTCGTTGTAGCGGCCACGCTTCATGTCGATGATGAAGAAGCGACCGCCGTAAATCAGGGCGGTGACTATGACCGTGTAATCCGCCCACGTCTTCGTCGAGTACGCTGTGTCGACGCATGTCACGATGAGGCCCGTGTCGGGCAACTCGTTCGCGTGAATCGTATGCCGAATCAGAAGTTCCCGAGGGAACTTGATGACGTGCATTTGCGTCGGGTCGTTCAGGTACTTGATTGCAAAGTACGGGTCGGTTTTCTTTTTCTTGCGGAGGAAATCCCACGTCAGTTGTCCCGGCTCGTTGAACCAGAGGACGTAATCCTGCTCCGTGGCTTCCTCTTCGATTTTTCCGGCTGCGACGGCTGCTTGATTCAACCACCAGCACGGTCGAATGTAAATCTTCATCGGGAAGTCGTCACCGTCTTCGATGAACTTCTTCTCGTTCTTGATGTCCTGACCGTAGGTGTCTTCACCGTCGTACCACGTCCCAATCTTGTCGTAGAACCCGTAAGGGTGCAACATAGCTTGGTTGATGGACACTTGCTTGTTGATGTTCTTGATGCGGTCGACCGTCTGCGAGTTTTCGTTGGTCACCACGTCGTCGAGTTTCATCACTCCGACGTGCCAACCGACCATTGACTGCTCAATAGACCCAGCGAACACCGTGCATTCTTTGTCCGGCGTCGGGCAGGCTGGAGTTTGGAACTCGTACGCCTTACCTTCTTCCTTCGGAATGCAGTGTTCCGCGAACAGAATCTGAAACCATGACGGCGTGCCGTCGTTCATCGTTCGCGGTCGCAAGTTTTTCTTGCCGTAGATGTCGTTTATTCCGGTGCCCTCTTCAAGCTCGAAGTGACCACGGATTTCACCGACGAAGTCCTTCGCGAGGTCCAACACACCCGTCAGAACGAGAATGGTAACTTCCGGCCAGTTGATAATCCACTGGACGCAGTCTGCCATGTCGATTGACGATTTGAATCCGCCTCGCGGGACGAGGAGCAAACGTTCCTTTTTGTCGATGTATGCGTTTGCAAATTCTTTGAATGTCTTGACCGTGGGGTCTTTACGGACGAAAAATTCGTTGCAGATTTCTTCGTGCGTGTTGTGAACGGTCCCGTCTTTCCAGATGTACTCCTTGGACGACGTGTCTTTGTACTTCTCCACCAGCTTGCACAGAAAGAAAAGATTCGTCTGTGCCATGAACCGGAATCGAGCGACCATCTTCGGGTCGTTGAGGTCGTACTTCTTGCACGCCTTCGCAACCTTCTTTGCCTGCTCGTCTGTCAGACGCTTGTAGCTGGCCTCAGCGAGTTCATCAATCTGCTCCCACGATTTCTCACGATGTTGAAAATTCTTGTCATGCTTATGTTTTTCGCACAACTCCTGAAGATACTCCAGTTTCATCGTTCCTCCACTTTTCGATGTAGTCCGCTGCGCGTCGCAACCATTCAGGATTTTCTCTGAATAACCCAAGCGCGACATTTATATCGTTGTGAAGTAACTGGCGAACACTTCCGGTTACGTGGTTATGGTCAACCGCCAACATCTTCCCATCAGACGGCAAGCCACTAATCGCACAAATCCCCGATTGCCCCTCAAACATTTCTTGGTATTCATCAAGGCTAATTCTGTACTTCCGTTTCAGAGAAGTATTCTTTACAGACTTAGGATTTCGCTTCGCCCAATCTCGTTGATGTTCAGCACGACATTGTTTGCAACTTCGCGTGCCCCTAGAATCCCGATGGGTATTCTCCGCAGTATACGGATGACCTCTTTTACAGTGACTCTTCTTAGATTTCCACGGCATTCCACTCATATGTTCTCCTGATACGAGAATCGGGCGGCTGGTATCAGCAACCGCCCACCGTCGGGTAATTATTCCGTCGGTTATTTCTTATGACCCCATCCGTGCATGGCTACAGCGAGTCTTCCCATAGCCGCTACGTGCGGATTTTCTGAATTTGCCGCCTCTTGTTTCTTCTCCATCGGAATCGGCTGGTCCTCAGGAATGCCGAAGTGACGATGCAGTGCTCCACCGTGAAGGTGGGACATGGCGCGATGGAAGTGCGCCTTTTCTTTGGGTGTATGTTCGCCGGACATTTTCTTGTCCTTGTTGGATACGACCGCTTCGCCTTCGTGTATTTTGTAGACTCCGGTCTTTGGAACCGAGTCAGTACCTTTGGCGAACGAGCCGAGAGGCTTCGTCATGTCGGTCGTGTCGATTTTCTTTTCGCCGCGTTTCGCGCCCTCCGCGTCACCATACTCACGGCCTTTGTTGACCTTGTCGATTGGTGCGGGTTTCGCTGCGGTACCTTTCGCCGGGGTCGCATCAGATGGCTTGTCGCCTTCGAGTGCGCCGGACGCGGCACGATTCATTTGAGCACGGGCTGCGAGTTCGCTGCCGAGGCCCTCAGTCTCTTTGTTGCCCGTTTCAATGTTCTTGGCAACATTCGAGACAGCGCCTTTGATTTTGTCCATTACGCCAGCAGCTTGCATTTTACGCTCCGGGGGTCGGCATTGCTCCACCGTCGCCGCCAGCAGGCGGCATCGCCGGGGGTGCTGCGGTCATAGGAGCGGCAGACGCGTCAGGCGTCTCGCCTTCGTTCGGCTCACCAGCGTGCTTCTGCATGTGGGCGAGAACGTCACTCATGTTGTCGAACGAGTGCTTCTCGTCGCGGTGATGCTCGGGGTGGTGGTGTTCGTGGGTGACAAGGTGCTTTCCGTTGTCGGTCTTCTCATGCACCATGCGCTTGATATGCTTCGGGGGCTTGCGGTCCTTACCTGTGACCGCCTCGCGCCAATCTCCGTGTGCCATGTTGTCCTTCTTTGGAATTACTTTTTCGCCTTTGTGCAAAAGAGCAAGAGTATCCGCTGGCACTCTATCAATCCCTTGCTCATAACTCGGAACATGATTTGGAAGATGTTCAAATTTGGTTTTTGAACTCCATTCCTTTAGACCCTTCTTCCCCAAAATTTCGGGGTGGGCGTACATGTACCGTTGCTGGGCTTGAGATTTGAATGGCATCGGATTTATCCAGTTTCAGATATTCCATCAACCGTTTAACCGCATCAGGCATACGTTCCACAAATCCAAGAAACGCGTTGCATGAACGATGAAGCAATCCTCTAACTTCTCCAGTTTGATGATTGTGGTCAACACATGAGGAGGAAACATCTTTCAGGGCTTTAAGACACAGTTTGCACAAACCACCCTGTTCCTCGAACATCCGCACTTTATCGTCCCACGTAATCCCATACTGGCTGCGTAGTCTATAATTCCGCCGCTGCATTTGGCCGTTAGGACTAGCGCAATACGTTTCCATGTATTGGCGCTTCTTTACTTCTGAATTGAAAGGCATACATTCTCCGTGAAAAGAAGTAGGGGTTGAGTTCACGCTCAACCCCACCAACGGGTAATTAGTCCGTCAGGATGTGATGTTTGCATCACAAATTTACTTGTTCAACGTCGGGAGCACGGGCCACAACTTCTTGAGCTTGAGGATTAGACCTTCGCGCTTGTTGGTGAAGTCAGGGTAGAGTTGACCGAAGACCCGTTTCGCGCCGATGAGAGTCGGTGAAATTTCACCGATGGCGCGGAGGAACATCATCGCCATTGTCGGGCCACGTTCAAAACCGTGGTTGCAATGGAAGAACAACGTTCGTCCCATTCGATATTCGCGAATCGCGAATTTCAGTGCTGCAAAAATCATGTCGTCGGAAATCATGGACTCATCACCGTTGTCGATGAGGTTCATTGCGCCGACGTGTCCGCGTTCCGCCCAGAGGTACTCTGAGTTCTGCGGTGCGCCGAGTGACGTGTATCCCAGCAGCGCACGGTGCCCGTCGGGTCCATCCTTGCAGCAACAGATGCGGGTCATGCCGCGTCTTTTTGCTTCTGCTACACCGTTGTCGTCTCCGACATATACTCGGTCGAGAATTTTCTTGATTGAGGCCATTAGCAGTCGGTCAAGATGATGCTTGACTTCGGCTTCTCTGGCTCGGGAGCGGGTGCTGGTGCCTGCTCGGGTGCGGCAGGTTGTGCCGCCGTCTTCGCTGCTTTGATTTTGGCGAGGACGTGCTGAAAGATGTGCTTCTGAACCTCTGGGTCTTCGACACACGACCGAAGAACGATGTTCGCGAAAGTAGTTGCGAACGTAATGGTCGTATTGTCGAGCACCATCTTAATGCCGTTCACGTCCCACGCTTGTGCGAATGCTCGGCATTGTGATTCAGTTGCTTGATACGTCTGGTTGCCCACTTGGGCTTTGATGCTCGGTTGCGGCATAGTCTCCCCTCCGTGCCTTACCCTTGTGAAAATTCATGAAATCTTCGAGGCCGTCCTCATTGTCAACCTCACCGACGGGCGTTACAATTTCGTCGGCAGGTTTGTCAACCGGATTCTGACTTCGCAACTTTATTAGACCGCAGATGACTGCGAGTCTGTCTAATGCTCGGAGTTGAATCGCGCTAGGCTTTTTGTCCTGTGCGATTCTTCGGTATCCAGCAATGATGAAGTCTCGGTTGGTTTTCTTCCGTGGCATTTCTCCTCCAGACTTGTTCTTGAGGAGAAAGCGCCATATCGCAATGGTCAGCGAAGTGGTAGGGGTCGAGCAGAACGTCATATTCGGCGTTCGACACAACAGGCTCCAGACCCTCCTCACATTTTAATCTTTGCCACTCCCCTCACAGGCCCAGCAGCACGGGGTTGATTTTAGGTATCAACAACCTGTCTTGTACCGTCGCAAATATGCCGCCGCTGCGTCCAGTAGTTCGGGAGTGTCTTGGAACATCCCCAACCCCGGATTGCATGTATTGCAGAGCAAACCTCGCGACGAATTTGTTTCGTGGTCGTGGTCCGCACGAAGCGGAGAACACGGCTGTTTGCAAATCGCGCACTTGCCCTCTTGAGCCAGTTCAACGATTAAGTAGCGTTCGGGTGTCCACCCAATCTGCTTCAACTCCCATTTCCGTTGATAAGCCCTACGGCTGCGTATGCGTTTCGGCATCTGCTTCGTTACTCGCGTCCGGGGAATCCAGACAGACCGTCTCCCGGCAACGTGCCCGTTGCAGGGGTCGGCGTCAGGCCGGCTCCAGTCTTGTTGACGAGGAAATTTCCGCTCGGGTCAGTGCCGTCGACGACAATCTGCGATGCACGCTGAACTGTGCCATTCACCAGCTTATCCGCCGCACGTCCCGGTGCGTTCTGCACAACGATGGTGCCAGAATCGTAAGGTCCGATTCCACCCGCGTGCTCTGCGACACCATCAGTGCCGCTCAACTGATACTGCGCTACGATTCCAGCAGTCTGCTGACCACCTACGCCTGCGCCATTCGCATTCAAAGTTGCGCTCATGTTATTTCTTTTCCTTCCACTCAATCGTCAGGCCGTCTGCGGCGTACCGCTGGCCTGCGATTACGACTTGGCCTTTGACAGGCTCAGTCTTAGCAGCGACTTTGGCTGCGACGACGGCGACATCAGCGGCGGCAGTCGTAACTGCCTGCTTCGCATCCGTCTCGACGGTCTTTGTCTCGGCCACGACAACTGTCTCGGCCTTGACAACTTCCGCCTTCACATCCGTCTCAACCGCTGCGACTTCTTTCTTCGCATCGGCTTCGACAGTCTTCACATCCGTGACAACAGCGGCCTTGACCACGCCGTCCGTGTGTTCGACTGCTCCAACAATTTTCTGTTCGACGAGTTCTGCTTCCTTCAACAGTTTCGCCGCTTCAGCTTTCAGGTCTTCAACGAGGGACATACTCACTCCTAAGGTAGCTCACCGATGTCGTTCCAGTCGATGGTCATCCCGTCGGCTGCGTACTTGACTCGGCGTCTACGACTGCGCTCTCTGCGCTCATCAATTTCTTTTTGTTCCATCCCGTGATTCGCCCAAGGATAGATGACGAGTTCCCTCACTCGGTCGAGCGACTGGAACTTATAACGCGATTTTAGCATTTCCACTACTTCTCCGTCAGCAGAGTAATGGTCGTTTTGTGGAAACTTGATTCCTGTGTCGCGTCGGTACAGGAACATCGCGGAGCCAGTCATGCCAATCCCCGGAGGGTTGTGATGGCATCGCTTCCCGCGTGCGAGGACTGGATAAATCGCCCAGACCTCAGTGACGCATTCGAGCGTCTTCAGAACTTCTGTGTCGGCGTAATAATCATCGTCGTCAATCTGACAGATGTACTCGCCGCGTGCCGCATCGAAGCCAATCCCTCGCGCCATGTTGCCGAAGTCGCGTGGGTGCTTTTCAATACATCTTAAAAAGATGCGGTTTGGGTGAAATTTTATAGTGTCGAGAACGGCCTGCTTCTCGGGAGTGAAGGGTCCATCAATAATGACGATGTGTTCCCATGAGTCCGTCGACTGGCTGTCAATCGACTCGCATAGGCGTTTCAGAGTTGGACGGCAGAGCGTTGGAGTCAGGATGCTGTATCGCATGGTTATCCGATGTCGTGCATGTCAAACCAGTCGATGGTCAATCCATCTTTCGCGTACTTGACGCTGCCTGCTCGTCTCCGTTTGTGCGCGGGTCTGATGTCCCGCGTGTCGTCCGGCACTGCGAACGGCGTCGGGTATTTCGCTCTGATGATTGGTGCCCACGCATTGCCTCGCTCATACTGATGAACGATAGCGAACGGCTTATCGGACCCGAAGGGATAGGCAATTCCGTCACGCAACTGCGGAGGAGTAGGCCGAAGCATCGAGCGTTTACCGACGAATTGTTCGTGGTATCCATTCATGTCTCCAACTAACCACCATCCGGCGGTTAGGATAAATCCCTCACTGATTCGAGGGATGCTCATTTCGTTTTTGAACTCTGTTCTCAGCAGCACGTTGAGTGCGGCTTGGTCATCACCGAAGCGGTCGGTGCATGACGCATAAATTCGAGAGACGATGCGGTAAACGGCGTCCGATTCACCCGCGATTGTCCCAGCGCAGATGACTTCTTCATCTGCCAAAGATTTTAGTGTATCCTCACCATAGAGTTTGCGAATCCATTCGGGGTTGCAGAACTCGTCGCGATAAAGAATCGCTTCGCTTGCGCCCCACAGCTTCGTGGTCTGCTGCTCCATCCACGGACTCGGGTCGGCCTGCGTGACTACGTCTCGGACATCACAGAGGACAACGTTTCGGAGTTCGTGCTTGTTGGCGCGGAGCCAGTCTCGGAGGACACGGAACCGTTCGTAGACGGTGTTTCCTGCGGTGCTGGTGTAGTCGACAGTTTCAAATCCGAGGCGGTGAAGTGCTGTTCGAGCCGCGTCGGTAACGTCACATACGAAGAGGACTTTTCTTCCACGGAAACCGGAGGTTGCGAGGCTGACGGCGTAGGGTCTGATTTGCTCCCAGCCGTATCCTTTGGCAACGCCGATAATGCAGTCGTGTATCGCGTCCATAGTGTCCTCATCACATCTGGCGTGCAACTGTGCAACGCGACGGCCAGCTTGCTGACCTGATACGGATTGACTTGGTAGTCGATTCCAAATTCGTGTCGGATGCCTGCGATGTTGTGTCGCGGAATTCCTGCTTTCGCCATCACATCACCGACCCACACATCGTCTGCAAAAGACGTGATGCGTGCGTCAATGAGAATCTCCATCGCGGCCTTCGACAAGAAGACGCATGAGCCGGGGTGAAACGCACCAGTCTTTGCGCCTGCGTAGTCGTAGCTGCGGAACTCCGTACCAAAGAGTTCAGGATAGACAAACGTGTCATCGTCAACGACGAGAAGGTTCGTGTATCCACCCGCGAGAGCGTAGCGAATAATTTCTTTCAGCTTGAAAGCGTTCTGCGTGTAGTTGTCGCCCACGGTCAGAAACACTTCATCAGAGAGCGGCTGGCGTAATGGCTCGGCCATCTTCTCTGTGCCGGGACGCTGATTGGGCTTCACGTCGAGGCGACGGAGCCTTGTCCCGTAGAAAAATTTGAAGTCGACGCTTCCTGCGCCGTCACCAGCGGAGATAGTTCCGTTCTGATGAATGAGGTCGATGCTGTCCAAGAACAACGTCCCGGCGGCAAGACTCTTGCCCTTGTCTGACATCCATGTCGACCGAATCGCCGCGACTCGCGCTGGCTGATTCTTCAACCGCATGTTCTGCTGGTCAAGCCAATCGACCGTAAGGTCGTCAAAATGGTAATCCAAAACGTGGCACGTCTTCACTGCGACTAAGAGCTTCATACCGCCCTCCCCGCAAATCGAATACGGATGAATCCAAAACCGAACCCCACGTTTACATCAAGACCACCTCTTACAAATCCTCCGGGGTCTTGTACCGAGGGTGTTCCATTATAGTACACCCAGCTAAATCCTATCCAACCACACCCACGTTGAACTCGTTTCACCAAATCGAATTTCATTTCTCCTCCAGAAAGTTATAAGGCCCAAGTACCGGGGAGATACTTGGGCCAATCTTGGCGTAGCGGCCACGGTGTGGCCGGGAGGAGGTCTACGCCATTTCTTTTCGGTCGATATAATCGAGAACCGATTGCTCGACAAAATCACGTAAGAAGGGATTCAATTCAATCGCATATACGAAACCGTTGTTACAGGCTCGACACAATAATCCACGTACACATTCAGAACAGCCGTATCGTCCTGAACAATGTTTGTGGTCATGGTCGATGTGCGGCGTCTCAACGAATTCTTGATGACAAATCGCACAACCTTTAGATTTTCGTTCAGCGTACCAAGCCTCAGAAATTCCGTGCCGCCTCCGGTCACGGTCGGGCTTGTTACAAACTTTCCGTCGATTTCGACGATGCGCTGGATAACAGGTTACACAGAACTTTTGATTCCGACCTGTTGCTCGAAATTCACAGACGCATAGTTTACATATCTTTGAGAAAGTCATAGATGTGGGCGTTTTACTCGGACGGCTTGTGACACTCGGGCGGCAATGTGCGCCACTGTCTGCGTTCAAGAGGCAGGCCCAGCCGTGAAAATCGTCTTGCTCCCCTCACTAAATACACCGGATTTTCAATATCTACGCGTCGGAGTCCTCCACGTTGTTGATTTCATTGAGAATATTTTTGTTTGAGATTTCTTCCTCAGAGGACGTGTCATAATTGATGTCCAAATCCTTGTCCGTCGGGCGAACCCCCGAGAGCACCATATCGGCAACAAACTCAAGGGTTTGCGTCGAGCCGACGTAGCTGATTCGCTTGGAATCCCCGGCTCTCATCGAGAAGCCCTTCCGTCTAAGTACTTCATCCCAATACTCTTGGGAGGTCTTGTCCAGTTTCCTGAGGTCACGCTTTGTTCGTCTACGCACCAATGTCTCCACCGTCCTCCACCGGGGACAGTCGTTTCACTTCGTAATCCTTCTCACCGACTGATGGGTTGTCGAACCTAACCCGTTGCAGGGCATCACCTTCCGCGTCTTTGAAAATCTCGCCCAGAATGGTGCCTTTCCCCAAGAACCTCGATTGCACACGCTCTCCGATGTCATATGCCATGAAGCCTCCTTCTTACCACCAACTTCAGGTTACTCCCGTGCGCCCCGGTTGTCAAGAGGTTTGAAAGAAAAATGTGTCGTTTTTCTGACAAAGGATGGGTTCGGTCATGACTCTGACTACGAGTTGACCTAAGTGCTTTGTTTTCATATGGGGACTCGTTGTCACCGCTTGACTACGAGTCCGGGTGTTGACAACAAAGGGTTTATCTGATACGTTACTCATATGCCAACAGAATTTCGAGTTCCATATGTAGGGTGTTCATTGCACAGTACCTATAGACGATTGTACGTCTGGGTTTGACTTTGCTTTACAGCCTACTGGAAAGATATGTGGGGTTGACAACGAGTCGCCCAAATTGTTCGTAAACCCTGTCGAATCAGCAGGTTGAGTTGACAGCGATTTGGCAGTGATTCGCGTAACTCGTTTATTTGCAACACCGAAAGAAAGTGCTTGACACGCGGTCGGCGGCGTGTCACAATGGTTCTACATCAGGGCAGATGTGTGCCCGACCGTAACACCCAAAGCCCGTTTCAGGGCATAAGGACAAAACAAAATGGCAACAGTAATCAAGCAAAAAGAGTACGAACTGATGGACGAAGGTCTGCACTCGGTTGTAATCAGCCGCATTGAAGACCTCGGCAAGGTCGACACCCAGCACGGTGTCAAAGAGATGGCCGAGATTTGGTTCAAGGCCCTCGACCAGAAGGCGAAAGACGGCGGCGACGTGGAAGCACGCGTTCGCGTCAATTGCGTTCTCGGTGCGAAGTCGACCCTCCGCAAGTTGGTCCTCTCGCCGCTGAACATCGTTCCCGGCAAAGAGTTCGACCTGAACTCGCTCGTCGGCATCAAGTGCCAAGTGCTGATTCAGCACAACACTATTGAGGATGGCCGCACCTTTGCGAACATCACTTCAGTCCTGAAGGCAAAGAAGGCTTCGCAAGAAGTCTAATTGTATACGGGAGCCGAAGCCGCAGCCACGGCTCCCGTCTTTCTTTTCGTGGAGGCCGAATGTCCGATGATATGAAAGACCCTGTCGTTGTCGCAGAGTTGCGTGCGGCGGCAGAGGCCAGCCTCGCACGCGGGTTCGCCATTCTCACCTGTGAACCGCACGCGAAAGAACCGTGGGCCAAGTACTCGCCCAACGCATGGAAATCCGCAACGCGTAATCCCGACCTAGCTCTGAAGCCGTGGGTCGATGGCTATGAGGCCAACTACGCGGTTGCCTGTGGCGCGTCCAATCTCACTGTCGTGGATTGCGACAAAGGCTTCACCTGCAAAGAAGACTTCCTGAAATGGAAGCAGGCGCACAACGTCCCCGACACGTTCGCGGTTCACACCGGACGGCCTGAGGGATACGGCGTCCACCTATATTTCACGGGCGCTGTGCCGACCATGATTCTTGACATGGGCGACGTAGTAGGAGAGCTTCGCGGCATCGGTGCATACGTCATTGGTCCCGGCTCGATTCACCCGTCCGGCAATCGCTACGAAATTATTGATGCTTCATCTCCTGTGCCGCTGCCCGATGGACTCGTTGAGTTCGCGAAGCTGCACCAGAAGACGAAAGACTTCGCTCACAAAACTCCCGGCGAGGACACGGACCTCATCAAGGCTGGCAACCGCTGGATTCACCTTCAGTCGATGGCTGGCAAGTTCCGCAATCTCGGCTTGAGTCAAGATGCGATTTACAACTCGCTCAAAGATTGGTGCGTCACACATTGCGAAGATGGTGCGAACTACCCAGATGATAAAATTCAGTCTCTCGCTATCGCGGCGTCGACTGTGTTCGACGTGATGGAGGATTCTCCTGTCGTCTTCTTTGGCGATTCGAAAAAGATTGATGTCAACACACAGGACATTTCTCACGAAGCTCTCGAAGGCGACTGGGTTGGTGACCTCACGCATACGCTGAGTGATGGCACCTTCATCCCTCCGCAGTTTGTGCGGTCACAAATCAAAGCAGTGCTTGGCGCGAGTCTCGATGGCTTGGTCGGTTTCCCCGGTCAACCCGACCTCCACCTGAAGCATTGGAACATTCTCATTTCGCAGAGTCCTGAATCCGGCAAGGGCGAGTCGTGGAAGCGTGTCGGAGAAATGGCCCTTGCAATCTATTTGAAGAAAACTGATGTGGGCCTGCCGCCGTCCGGTTGGTTCTCATCCGGCGAGTACCTCGTCCACCAACTCGCAGACAATTTCGAGGGGAAGAACACTCTGACCTATATGGACGAGGGCAAACACCTATTTGAAAAGGGGAGCGGACAAAACTCGACTCTGTTCTCGAAAATGCTGTCGATGTATGACCGTAGTGATGCGTCCGCAGGTTCGCTATCGAATGATGGCGCGGCCTTCGAGGACATCAGCCTGT